CCCTGATTGACCTACTATAGACAAGTGGGGTTACACGGATAAGGCTAACCGTAGGGTTGGCTGATAGATTATATAAAGGGTGATTAATTCCACCACTACAAGGCTCAATGAGTTGAGTCTGTAGGGTGATACCCCCCACTATAGAGCCTGATATAAGCAAACCCGACTAATCCATACCCCACGGTTTTGCCGGTAAATATTTGGAAAACCGCAGTACGGGTGTACGTCTGACGCTATCGTGTTAGAGAGTCTAAATATCATGGTTCTGCCCTTATGGATAACCCCGTAATTAAGTGTGATATGCCGGTCGTGGGGTGTGATCGTGCGGTGGGTGTGGCGTGGGGGTGATAGTGGGGTGATAGTGGCGTGTTGGTGGCCTCAGCTGTCCGATTTGAGCATATCTGAAGTCTCTAACAACAGGCTGTATGGACGCTCGAGGGGGATATAGAGAGCTATACCCCTGAGAACCACACTGCGCGGCGCTGTGTGTACGATACAGGCGTCTGGACAGGTACGCGCGTAACAATTACAAGAAATATGGGCTGATGTTAAATATTCTACATCACTTTATTTCACGATCGTGAGCGGGGTGTGTGAGAGTGTGTCATACCCCCATCTCGAGGGGATCGACTAGCTGAGAGACAGTCTGTGTGCATGTACACACAGCTATCCACACAGAACGTACACACAGCGCATGTACACCGCATGTGGCAACTCGAGGGGTTAGAACTTTAACTACGATTGTGCGTGCGCTACTTAGGTAACTCCCTCTCTGAAATTCCCAATTCTGAGTCAGAAAAATCCGATTTCGCACTCCCCCGCTTCCCCCGGATGGTTCAACCCTACGGTCGCACTCTCGAGGTCGCTAACCTCAGGTGTTCAATTCATTGAGGCGGGGTGTTCGATCAGTCCCTCCTGGTGTCTCGCTTCGTCGCCGAAGATCGAGATCGAGCCGCACGTACAACACTCGACTGTATATCCCCCGTAGTCGAACATAGATCGGATACATGAGTCGTCGTTCTCATGAAACCTATATCCTTGATCGAGTATTTCGGTGTCTATAATATCCGACAGGTTGAGTGGAATCTCCGCCGGATCAATGGATAGTAACTCTGAGATCGTTTCAATCAGAGTGGTACTGAAATATGTGTTGTTAGTATCCGTATGTGACCGCTGGATTAACTCATCATTGGTGGCACCCAAACTATGTCGGGAGTGCATATAAGTAATTGCTATTTTTCGGGTTTATAAAACTGTCGCGGCTACTATATATCATTGTGAGAAATCATACTGCGTGTCAGGATATTATTTGGTAGTACAACCAAGAGATAGAAGCAAAAGCACCCTCAATGTGGTGGTACACTCGAGTAATAGTACCGGGATAATGAGAGTTCACTTATATACCCAGTGGGGGGTATATAAAGGGTTTACCATTAATAGTAGTGTAGGAGGTTGTCTTCTACAATATTTCTCTCTTTGCGGTATCGGAGTTGGTAACTTCGACTCTCTGGTTCTGGTTTATTTGGTTCTCAGCTTGGGGGTTTCCCTGAGTTTTCTTTTCTCTCTGTTTTTCTACTGACTGTTGGTTGAGCTATACCCCGCCTCAATGGTTTGAGACACTCATTTTATACATTCATAATTTATCATGGCGTCAGAAGAAGTAACAGGGGGTACTCCGCAAGAGATTGCGGAAATGGAGTTTAAGTACAAGAAGTCTAACAAGTATGAGCAAGAGGGAACGCCCTTCGAGACTGCATACTGTTTGACAAGAGTTGGCAAGCAACCAGACGACTACGACGGACCAACTCGATATTGCAAGAATCGAGTCTTGCGAACTGATGACGGTGGTCACACCGCATCATGCAACTTCCACGGTGGGAGTAACGACGCAGCGAATCATAACGATAATCTCGAAAAGTTAGCGGCTATTAAACACGGAATGTACGCAACAGACGAACATCTCGAGAGCGAATTTAACGAGAAGGATCAGAAGCTCTACGACTGGGTTATGTCGTGGGCTGATACCTACGGCTGGCCTTCTCGAGAAGAAGATCCCTCTCGTTACGACGATCTACACGCCATCGCAATGGCGAAGGTACGGAACGCGAGAGCTAATAAGTACATTCTTAGCGAAGGGGAACTCAAGCGGCAGGAAATCTATGACGAGAACGGCAACCTGCTTGAGAAAGACAATCCCCACGCATTGAGTGAGGACGTTCGACTCAAGCGGAAGCTGATTACGGACATCAAGAAGGAACTTGGCATCACTCCGAAAGCGCGATCGAAGATGGATGCTGACGAAAAGGAAGCGAACGCGATGGAGCAGTTGACTGAAGTCGCTTCCACTGCGGTCTTGGGAGATTCTGGTGAAGATTCGCCAGAGTTCGATCCCGACGACGATATTTTCGAAGACAGTGGCTGAACCATATCTCCAATCCTTCTCGAGAGATTACGCGATCGTCCAGAACGCAGAAGTTCGGACATGGAACGAGGAGGAGGCTCACATGGACGCTGATCTCTACTACGCACTGGAAGATCGACTTGGTGGACCCGTCCAGGGGCTTGTCGGCGGCTTACATTACATTTTCAAGCCCTCAACGCAGGTGCTTTCTAAGCAGTGTGCGATTCCGAAGCGTCGTGGAGAAGATCCATCAGCTTTGCTGGTGATGAAGTGAATTGACTATGAAATGCTTTAATTGCGGTTATAGCGCCCCGAATGGCGGTGATTGTCCGACTTGCGGTGTTGTTCTGTCGGATAATCCCATTGAGCGGGGGGTTGAGATCAATAATGTCGAACGAAACATCTGAATTTAGTGTAGAAGACGGAAAGCTCGTCCGAGAGGATACTGAGGAAGCGAATTTCGAAGAAAATCTGACCTTCGAGGGAGATGATGGTGAGTAATTTCGAGATCGAACCTCCACAAAAACATCAAGCGGGTCTCGAGGCCGTTGAACTGCTTGATCGGGCGGGATTTGTTCTCCAAGATTTCGATATTACCGCTATTGGGGACGATCCTTATTTCGAACTGAGTGTTAGTCTCGCAGTTGGCGAACATGAGCGGCCTTTGGAAGCTCTCGAAGGATAATAATGACTGAAGAACCAGTAGGAACGGAACCAGACGTTGAGATCGACCTCCCAACCCCCGATCAAGTCGCTTATGACGAACTCGTTGGGGAATTTGGAGAAGAAATGATCGATTCAGACATTGAGGAAGTCGTTAAGAAGCATATTCGGTCGCTGTACGACAACCGAGAGGCAATTCGACAGCGACTCGCTCAGCAGGCAGTTTGAGTGTTGGAGAAAGGTGGTTCGACTCCGCCTCACTCGCTTTTTGAAGTGTAATGCAAGAAGTAGCTGAAAAGTTCGCAGAAGGTAGCGATGATACCGTTGACCAGCTCATTGAGCGGTGGAACGGGCGTCCAGACCTTCTCGCTGAAGACATACTCCGGGCGAAGAACCTCGAGACGGAAGAAATCGAGGATTTGAGCCTTTTCAGGCCATATCAGCCTCGGATTATGCACGCTTACTTCTATGGGGAAGGGAAGATCCTCAATATCTACAAGGGGCGTCGTATCGGCGTTTCCTACACAATTGCGATCTGTATCCTACTTGAAGCGATACTCAAGCCAGATACCTTCTACCCAATCCTCTCGAAGACCAAATCTCAGTCCGAAGCGCGGATTGGAGATATAGAACGTCTAATCAGAGACGCGAAGATCGATATACAGACTGAGAAGATCAACAACGACAAGATCGTTCTCACGAACGGTTCCACGATCAAGGCATACACTGGCGACCCGGACTCCGCTCGTGGTGATCCAGCGCCGAAGACGGTCTTCATTGACGAGATGGCTTTTCTTGAGGATCAATCAGCCACCCTCGATGCGTATCTACCCACCATCAGCCTCGGCTCAGCGCAGATGGTCCAGGTGTCCACGCCGAAGGCGAGCAATGACGAGTTCCTGAATGCTAACGAAGCGGGAACAGCCGATGGAAAGAACGATCGGGGTATCCTCGCGCTTGAACAGCCGACGTTCGAGAACGCGGATGAGATTGACACTGATATTTCCCTATTCGAGCAGGACGTAAAGCCAATCCGACCGGACTTTGACCTCATGGCAGCGGAGACTCAAAGGGCTTCAGACCCCAATGGGTTCTCTCAAGAGTACCTCTGTCGTCCTGTGTCCGACGAGTACCGATTCTTTTCGATGGGTACTATAGAAGACGCGCAAGAACGAGGAAGCTCTCCTGAGTGCGACTATGGACTCAAACATCACGAGACGACCAACGCGATGGTCATGGCGGTGGACATTGGGTTCAATTCCGACGATACGGCTATAACTGTCTTCGAACACGCTGGTCCTCGTCGATACTGTCGTTATCACGAAATTTTAGACGACAAAGTTCTATCTCGAGCGGGTATTAGTCCAGCGAGTCGCCAAAACCCCCGATCGGTCGCTCGAAGAATCGGGCAGATTTACGACCGTATGGATGTAACGAGTGTTGTCATGGATATGACCGGAGTCGGTCAAGGATTCCATGATGAAGTCCGTCGAGAGATTGGTCGTGGATATACTGGATTCAATTTCTCTGATAAGGACTCAGTAGAGGAGATGATGGGCGATATGAACTACGCTCTACATAATGATCTCGTCTATCTTCCTGATGATACCGAGATGAAGGAACAACTCGGTGCGATCGTCAAACAGCAGACCTACGAAGACTCTAAACCACGATTTTCTGGAAAGAAACACGCTCCTGATGGAAAGGACGACCTCGCTATGGCTACTGTGATGGGCGCTTTCCCTCCGAATTTCAAGGGAGACAAAGCTCGAGAGCTTCAACAGCGGGATGAAGTTAGCGTGGATCAATCCATTGAGGGGGCGGAATCGACTGACAGTCTCACTAAAGACGGATGGACTGGTCTGAAGGTTACAGACACATCCGAATCACAAGGTTACAGTCTTTCAAACAGCCGCTCCGGTAATACAAGAAAGTCTCGGTACTCTCGTAAGAGTACGAAACGACGTAGACGCGCTTTCTAATTTATATGACTCAGAATTTTGTTGACCCACCCGATGAGCGGCAGGATTTCGCCGCTGATTCTCCGAAGGGAGTAATCAAAGAGAAAGACAGTGGTAGTGCAGGTTCCTTCGAGGGGCCGCGATCTTCGGAACCTCCGAAAGACGAGATCGAGGATCATCGGGATATTGCCCGAACAGATGCTCACGTCCATGAATCGCTACAGACCCTTGTCGACTGGATTTGTGGTGACGGATTCAATATCTCCCCACGGCATATTTCGGGAGTTAATGGATCTGGAGGAACATCTTCCGGCGCTACCGCCAACGTCGACGAATCGAAACTCGCTCAGCAACAGCAGGTTCCATCACTCCGCCTGCTGATTCATAATTCTGAATTTGGGCGTGTTTACAATCAGTGGGTCGAATACGCTGTTCAAGACGGGCATGCGTTCATGGAGTTGGTGGTTGAGGAGGAGCGGTTCCGACCGCGTTTACTCCCAACCGAACGGATGCACAAGAAGACTGACGAATTTGGATTCGTCACGCAGTACGCTCTCGAACCTCCTGGTGGCGGCAGTCCTGACGACGATGATGCCACCAAATACGACCCACATGAAGTAGCTGAACTCTGGTTCACTAAAGATCCGACTGAAGACTTCGGTCGATCGTTCGTTGAGCCGGTCAAGGAGCAAGCGGATATGCTCCGAGACATGGAGTTCGATTACGCTCGATTCGTTGCTACGAAGGCTTATCCTCCGATCCTTTGGACTCTCGGTACTGAAGAAGAACAGTGGTCCGAGGATCAGATTCAGGGATGGCTGGATACTGTTGAGGAGATCGAGCCCGACTCAATGCTTGCAGCCCCTCACGATGTTAACCACGACACCGTTGGTGTTACGTCTACATCATCTTCCGCAGGTGCGATGAAGCTCGAGGGGACGTTCAAACATCTCGAGGATCGAATCGTCACCGGACTTGGCGTTCCTTCCATTCTTCTAAACATGGAGGGGGGTTCTGGTGAAGCTACAGCCGCTATGCCTGCGTTCAAGCGTAGGATCAAACGGCTACAGAACGTCGTTAAAAGTGCAGTCGAACAGCAGATTTTCAAATCGCTCCTGGTCGAGTCCTCTCTCGAGGATTTCGATGGAGTGGTTCCCGAATTTGAGTTCGGTGAGCATTCTAATTCCGAGAAGCGTCTTGAGATTGATAAGCTGATTAAGCTGTATCAGACCGGGATGCTAACTCGTGAAGCGTTCGCTGAGCGTGCGGGAATTGATCCTGAGGTGGAACTACCATCGCCCGACGAGCTTACTGGGGAGATCATTCCTCTAATCACTGCGCTCGCCGGGACTGGAGATCGGGCTCAAAATCCTGATGGTGGAAGTCCGACCGATACTGGTACGGGCGTTGAATCCGCTGGAGGTGAGGTGAAATCTCGAGAGTCATCTCGTGACGAATCCAACCAACGAAATCGTCAGTCTATTACTGAAGATGAAGATGCATAATGATAGACTCGGACGACAAATCTGACTCTGAATCTGAAATCGAAATTCTCCGGGGGATTCTGAGCGAGGTACAAGACCTCAATGCACAGCTCGCCCGGACTGATGAACGCAGTCGACAGAACCGTAGTGACGTTGAAACGCTAAGAGAAGATCGAATCGCCCCTCTGGAAACAGATGTTGTGGAAAATTCGAACCGCAGCCGACGTAACTCATTGGTTCTCGGGGCTGCTGTCACACTTTTCACGATTGTTTTCGGTGGAGGGGTCACTTACGTATTTACGATTCTATGACTGTAAACATCAAAGAAGTAGAGTTTTCAAGTAACGATTCTCCATCAGATTCCGATGGAGTAACGCCGGTTGATATGGACGATCGGCTCGAGTTCACTGCTGGTCGAAACTTCCCCGATTCGATCGACCTCGATGGTTTCAACGACCACGGTGTGCGTGAGAATCGAGACGATGAAGGGAACCTCGAGTCGGTCGACGTAGTGTACGAAGCTATGGAACCCGGTGCGCCTGAAGATAGAAACGGCGTTCGGGTGACTGAGGATTTCCTTCGCGAAGTTGCCGACAAAGACTACTCAGGCCAAGAGCCGTACATGCTTGGTCATTCTGAGAAACCTCTCGATGAAGTTGGGAAAATGAAGGAGGTTTGGTTCTCGGATTCTGTTGAGAAGCTGATGGTGATGAACCGTGTGTTCAACACCGGAGCTGCTACGCACGATGAGGTAATCAATCGGCTGACGCATACCCCTCCGACCATGACTGATGGTTCGGTTGGGTTCGGTAACAATTACGAGGCTGTCGTGAACGCCTCTGGAGAGCCTGAACTCATTGACGGGCGGATTCGGGAATTTAGTACCGTTCCGTTCCCCGGTGGGTATGACGAAGGTGGAGTTGGCCTCCCGGCCACTGCCTTCGCTGAGAAGGTTCTCGACAAGGCTGGTGGCGATTTCGATGATGGGGACGTAGAAGATACCCCGGAGAACTTTGCTACCGCCGTCACGGAGACTATTTCCTTTTAATGCTAACTATGGATTTCTCCAAGGTTACTTTTGACGAAGACGTTGATGAGCTTGAGGCTGATGAAGCCCGAGAGCTTGTCAGCAAATTCCAGACCGCACAGGAACAGAATATCGCTGAGTTCGAAGATGCCAGCGAAAAGATCGACGACCTCGAAGGCGATTTCGCTGAGTTCGAGGATGCTGATGAGGAGCTTACGGCTGAGGTTGCCGACGCTACCTTCATGAGCGAAGATGAAGCCGCTAACCTTGATTTCTCCCGAAAGCGCGAAATTCTCGCTGATTTCTCCGAGGAGGAGGAAGATGAAGGTGAGGATGAAGGCGACGAAGGAGATGAAGGTGACGGCGGCCAGACGTTCTCCGACATGGGTCAGAAGGGCGAGACTCATGATGAGGATGAGGCAGAGCGGAATTTCGCGGAGAATTATCTCGGCGACGTTCCGGGCCTCCAGCTTTAAACAAAATTTTCTACTAACTACTAATGACGAACTTCAAATTCGCTAAGTTCAAGGACACTCCGCTGAACCGCGACGGTGAAACTCTCGACCCTTCCGTTACGCTTCCAGTTCTGGAAGGTGACGTTATCGGTCTGACTGAGGACGCTGATGGGAATACCATCGTCGTCCCCGCCGACGCTGATTCCGGTGTTGCACAGCCCGCTATTGGCGTTCTCATGGAGGAGGTTCGAGATCGCTCCTACTGGAGCGCAACCCTCCATGACAATGGCGCTATGGGTCGCCGTCTGGACGATCTCTACGATAAGGAGCGTACTCAGGCTGGCGACGAAGTTACCTACTTCACTCACGGGATCTACCTGGAGGACGAAGACGGTGACGTTGACTTCACGCCGAACGAGCCGGTCTATCTCGCTGCTGGCGGTGGAGTCACTCAGACTGAGCCTTCGACTACGGGCGACGTTCAGCAGGTTCTTGGTGTCGCTGTTAACACCACGACGTTCCTGCTCGATGTTGACTTCGATTACGCTACCAGCGCGTAATCGTTCTAACGATTCAAACACTTAACTAACTCTTTCTAATTCTTTATGGCACGACCACGCGAAATTCATACGAAGGACGACGTTCCGCTCGTTGAGATTGCGGAGCAGACGCAGAATCTGATCAATTACTTCAACGATGCGGATCGTCCGTTCCGCGACCTTTTCGTTGAGGAAGTCGACCAGCAGACTTTCCTTCAGGAGATCGAGGCCGAACCGGGCGAGTGGGAAAAGCTCGCAGAGGGCGAGTTCCCCGGTACGACTCGCGCACAGGACGACGACTACATGCAGATGACGATCCGTACTCAGGAGTACGGTCGTTCTCTCGGCTTCACGCAGAAGTTCCTCGAGAACTCGACTTCGGACCACGTTCTCAAGCAGGTCCAGAACGTTCTCGAGGAGGGGATGGAGACGGAGGATCGTATTATCCACGATGTTATCTTCAATGGCATCGCGGATGGTACGGAAGACGTTTGGTTCGACGTTCCCGATCACGGCGACTATGGTTTCACCCGAAGCCACTCGCACACGTTCGCGGATACGGAAGAACTGTTCGGCGACACGAACGCTCACTCACACCTCGACCACGTTGAGGAGGCTGCTGACGACCTCTATCACCACGGCTGGAACGGTGACAAGGTTCTTCTCGGTTCCCTCGACTTCAAGCGCGGGATTCGTAACGAGCTTGAGGGCCACAACTTCCACATCCCGATGGCGACTGGGATGCGGAGTTCCGACATTCGGGATCTGACGGTCAACCCCCGTGGTGTCAGTATCCTTACGACCCCGTACCTGACGGGCGACGAGTTCTACATCATTGACGTTGGCGAGAACCCGGTCAAGGAGTACATCGACCGTGAGATGCAGATCACGCGACCGACTGGCGGTCCTGCTGTTGAACCCGGTCAGATCATCAACAGCCACGCGACGATGGACTTCGGTGTGTCCATGACGAACCCGCTTGGTGCTGTCCACTTCGAGGGCACCAACACGAACTACAGCTAAACCAGCTTAGTTCTTTTTTATACTAATGGCTAACAGCGACGAACAACTCGAGAGCGAAGTTCGAGGCTTTACCGGCGTCGATACTGCTGTTGTTGATGCTGAGGAATTTACGACGGTACTCTCAGACGCAAAGCGGCATATTCAGACGCGACGTTCGCTGGGGCCTGAACAAACTGATTGGTATGGCGACTCTGCTCAGGAAGAAGCTCTAAACTGGGCTACGAAGCTGTTTCTCAAAGTCGCCGCTGGTGAATTGGACTCTCAGACAATCCAGGTAGGTGCGATCGACCACGACACCCTTCTCGCGAAAGGAGACGACGATTACACCGTCTGGTATCGAAACATGGAGCGGGCGATTCGGCAGATCAATCCTGAAACTTCTTTCGGGATTGCAACTACCGAACGTCGCGTCTATGGCAGCGATAGCGAAGATGATTCTGGTGGCGGTATTAGTCTATGAACCGTCAAGTTCGTTCTACGATTCATAGACTCGGTAACGAGGTAACGATCAAGACTCGATCGACGAGCGGATCTAACTCGTTCAATAATCCACAGTCTACGTGGTCAGAGTCACACACCACTCAATGCGTTCGAACATATCCAAACCGTAACACTCAGTTCGAAAATCGAGGTGGGAGTTATAACGAAGATCGAGCGTTGTTCATCTTCGAGCGGGGAGAAGCTCCCGAGTCCGGTTCACGAATTGTGTATGACGGACAAGAGTACGAAGTAAAATCCCCGACGCCTTACGACACTCACGTTGCTATTTTCGGTGAACCTGTTTCGCAATAATGGTTAAAATAAAGGTAGATGTAAGCGGGATTGAGTCCACCCTCAATGAGATTGAACGCGATCTCCATCGCGGTATGGAGAAGTCAACTGATAATCTCGTTGATAACGCGAGAGATCACGCTCGCAAGGTTATCTCTGAGGAGGACGCTATCTTCAATTCGGAAGTCTACGCAGGCTTTCGTGACGCTGAAACTCGCAATTCTACCTATACCGTTCGTGCGAAACTCTACAACAACGTAGAACACGCTGATGTTCTCGAGGAAGGAGCGAAATTTCCCGCAGAAGGCCCTCCAGTTGAAGCACTACTCCCTTGGGTAGTCCGAAAGATGAACTGGCGGCCTGATGGCGGCCTTGACTTCGATAATGATGATGGCGGTCGGCCTGATTCATTTGACGATGATGATTCAGGTGGCGATGGTGAGGATACCTCCATTGACCGGAGTAGTCCTGATGAGGATAATCCTGAGAATTGGAACGATCTTTCTCGAGATTACTCCGAAGCGAAGGAGATTCCTGAAAACGCTATCCTGAAAAACACCTACGCTAACGCACCAGTTAGACGGTTTGATGATGGTATTTACTTCGGATGGAACGAAGACAAATACCAGATTCGACCGACCAGCTCAGGGTTCGAGCATTATACTCTCCGAAAAGGCGAGTATGAGTACGTCGGCACAACCGATAGTGCGAATTACTACGTTCCCGACGAAGCAGATCAAGTCTTAGGTTACAAACGAGCAACTGACGACGACTTCAACTACGACATTTACCGACCTCGAGACTTACCTACAGGGATCACTCAAGATTTCTATCGGAATGATTGGAACGATCTCGAAGACTTTGAGAATAAGGTTGGGCGTGAGCTTGCTTATCGAGACAACTACGGGATAATCCATGAGGGTGAAGTTCTCAAAGTCGATGACGATGGATCTGTTACACTCGTAGATAATGAGACTAATCAAACAACAGAGTGGCTTCCCGATCTTAATCAAACTGAGATTGTAGCTGTTGAGACTGTTGACTTTGAGAAGAATAATCCCCTTTTCAATGTAGAAAAAGAAGACGTTCGAGTTGGTGAGAAAGTCTACGCGAGTAGTTCCAAATATCGAAGGCTCGAGATTTCTGAAAAGAAGGGAACTACTTTCATAGGGACAGATGACAACGGATCTGCGTTCGAGCTTGAGTATGATCGGATCGTCAGCCGCCTTGAACACGGTCCGGTTTCAAACCGCATTGACGAGTGGGAGACTGGCGATCGAGTCACGTTCTACGATGAAGATGACGATGAGTTCATTGACATAATCCTCACCGGCAATCGTGATTTCTCTGGTGAGAGGTTCGAAGCAATCCACCCTCAGACGAAAGATCCGATGGGAGAGATCCCACAGGCTCTATTCGTTGAGTGGGAATCAGCTCCCAACATTGACGAGACGAAGATCACACCGTCAATGCGGCGAGTCACTATCGGATCATCCGAAGTTGGCAAAGATGAGTTATCATACACAGACCAAGATGTAGTCCTGTATCACCCCATTGAGGGGGAGACGAGATCGGCAACGGTCACGTCCCCACCTTGGAATGATAACTATGAAGTAACTCTCTCAAACGGAGATGTAATCGACATTGACTCTGATGATTGGCAAATTCGCGCTGGTGTTGATTTCAAAACTCTCAGCGACACAGATCAAAAGAACGCTATAGCAGATCACTTTGAGAATAGTGTCGACATTTCTGGCGCAGATTCTGAGGATATAGATTACTACAAGAAAGCTCTCAAGGATTCCATCCATGAAAATTATAGTGATGATGATAAGCTCGCTCAGACAGTCTTCAGCTTGACGGAAACTGCTGTAAACGACAATCGAGCGCATGCTGCTAACACCGCATCCAATGATGGATGGTCGCTCCAGATGAAGCCGAAGCCCAATACCGATAGCAATATGCTGGTTCGAGACTGGTATCAGACATTCGACCATGAATTTGGTCACGGATACAGTAAACCCACCGTAGGTGGGACAAGTGCTTACAGAAAAGATCCAAAGGAATACGACTTCTCTGGACCTTGGGGTAAGAAAGACGATCCAGACTACGATCACATGTATGTAGCCGATCTCCCCAAGTGGGAGTTCGGTTCAAACAGCCCTATGCATGGATACAAAGAGATGTATATGTTCACCCCCGGCGATGGGAAGATGCAAATCTCTTATAATTCTGATGGGGATATTCAACTCGACTCTCGAAACTCAATGAATCCATATGGGTTCGATGAGTGGGGAGATAGAGTGCGAGAAAAGGCGATAGCTGATGCAGAAGGTACAACTCTCGCTCAGAAGGAAATGTCCACTAACATCCGTGAGTTGGATGATAAGCAAGTCTTCGGTTCTATCGATGAGGACTTCGCTATTGATGAAGGCGATTACGTCGCTTTCGATGTTGATGGAGAGACTGTAATTCACGAGTACACTGGTCGAGAGGGAATGTCTACTAACTTCAGTCAAAATTCTGATGAAGATGTTCCAACATCCGGGGAATCAGTCACTTTCGAAACCTTGGATGGAGATTACAACTACTTCTACGTAGGAAGTGATGGAAATGTGTATGATACGGAATACACAGATAACGGAACTACAGTCCTGACAAAGAAGAATGACACCTTCATCGGGACGGCGACGATCTCGAACTACGACCCCTCCCTCAATGAGTTTCCCGACCTAACGGAGACTGAAAACATTGAGCGGATGCAAGAAGCCGCGAATATGGCTTGGTGGTATCAGGCTATCCACATCGAACACGACACTTCTACGGACAAGGAGCGTTCAAAGGAAATCGTCCTCTCTGGTGGATACTCGTCCACTTACGCGGAAGAAGTTATGTCAACCTTCACTGAAGCGATAGCACATCCCGATCCGCCATATCAAGCTATGGAGGATTTAGAGATGATTATAGAACGGTATCCGTTCTTCATAGAGCAAGTGCTTAAGGAAAGAAAGCCCGTAAGTAATAGGGTGGAGCAGGAACTCAAGGAGGAAGGATTCCTATAATGAAGGTTGTATTCATGAAAGGCGGTGGAAAGGGTGAAGCTGAGTATGATTCCTCGGATGGGACATACTCCTGGTCGTATGATCGAGATGATCCTGCGATCGAGAACATCCTATCTGAGCTTGAAGATGGTCGACATTACTCTAAAATAGCGACTGATCTTCCAGATTCATATGATGGCGATGAAATCCGTGAAGTCGCTACTGAAGAAAGCCACGAACCGCTCCCGTGGGATGAGCAGATCAAAGCTCTCGTTCCGCCGTTGGAGCGGAATGGTGCGGAAATCATATATCTCGGTGAATAATGGCTGACGACGAAATGACGGCGCTGGTTGACGAGTGGGGAGAATCCAACGTTCAAGCGGCGTTCTGGTTACAGCAGGAAATCAAAGATCGTGGCCTCGAAGGTATTGGATACATGGAGGCGGCGAGGAATCATCTACATTCTACTGGCGAATTTACAGTGAAGAAGAAGATGGAATCGCAGATGAATAACGACTACTGACGCGGCTTTTTTCTACGGCTAATGCTACCCAAGAAAGCTATTTCTACCTTTATTAGCGCATTGAATAGCCGGATTCCCCCTCCGGTGCATACAGCCGGGATTCAGGATTCACGTCCTGTTCCGGCAGTTCTCATTGAGAATATGGCAATCGATGAGAAGAACTATCATAACTCCAACCACGCCGGTTCGGAGTATGATTCAAATGGTAATGTCACAACAGAGATTTTCCGACATTACTACGAGCTTCGATTAGAACTTCTCGTTCGAGATGACGATGAAGTTCAGGCATTTGATTATCTCGGTCAGCTCAAAACGGCGCTCGCTGAGATGGGTCGTGACCCACAAGGAACGATCCACAGCCACGTCAATGAACTGAATACCGGCGATTCTGGAGAAGTTTCTTATCAGTTCTACGAGCCGGTTGAAACCGAGATCAATCAATCAGTTGTCTTGACAACGTTCTACGAGTCTCAAAATTCGAATCCCGATACCATCCAGAGCATCGGGAGCGACTACACTTTCTCTTAATTTACTATGGCAGATTACGGCACTACAGTTGAACCCGGTATTGTTACCGACGTTTCGAGCGCGACGACCGTCTCTACCGGCGGCGCTTCGCCCTCGGACGTTGGCATTGTTGGACAGGCGGATCTTGGAGGTGGCTCTGCACAAGGCTCAGCGACTCCCAACGAGGTTTATCTCGTCACCCGGTCTACTGATGCTCGGAACTGGTTCGGTGACGAAAGCCTTCTAACTGAGGCTGTTACGGACGCCCTCAATGAAGGGGCATATCCGGTCTATGCAGTCGCGGCTGAGGAAAAGACGGTCACTGGAGAGGATATTAGTGGAGCGAGTACGACGAATATCTCTCTCGCAGAAGCACCTCTCTCCGAGGATATTTCCGATATTACGGTCACTATCGACGGCACTGAGCTTAGCGGTAGTGTTGTTTACGACGATGTGACTACCCACTCGCCAGCGGCTGGTGAATACGTCGTCAATCCGGTCGAATCGGAACTTGAGGTTGACGAAATCAACAGTGACTCAGACGACACGAATGACACTGTTGATTACGCATACTACGATTACCCCACAGCGCACCAGGCGATGGTCGACGGGGCGAGTGAGGCGATCGACTTCTTCGTTACCCTGAGCGAGAATCTGGATGTCAAGACGGACGTTCAGACGAAGGTCGGCAACATGGCGCAGGAATACAACTTCGCTGTTGCTATTGTCGGAGCTGGCGCGAGAGTTGATCCTCAGAACTACACGAACAACTTCGATGACTCTCGAGTTCAGGTCGTCTACCCCACTCGAGATGGTGACGACAAGAGTATCCTCGGCGCTTACGCTGGAAAGCGAGCGGCGCTTGGAATTACGACTACGCCGATCAACAAGCGACTTGACGCCGAGAAGGATCTCGCTGTCGGCCTGGACAAAGCACAGCGTGGTGAGCTGATCGATAGCTACGTCGTCCCTCTTGCTGAAGAAGCAGCGGGCGCACGTATCGCTGACGACGTTAATTCAGTCAGTGATAGCAACAGTGAGGAGGCGAACATTCGCTACGGCTTCACTCGTCTTGTTGTCGACTACGCTATCGAGACGGTTCATACGAATGAAAAGCCGTTCATTGGGCGTCTCAACAGTCAGGCTATCCGCGATTCGCTCGAAGGTCTTCTGACGAGCCAGCTTCGGCCGCTCGAGCGTAGTAACTCGATCATCGATTACAACGTCAGTGTTCGGAAGGTCGACGCGACGACCGCGAGTGTTGAGCTTGGCGTTACGACCGCGAAGCCTCTCCGCTTCATTGAGAACGAGATCGCCATCGGCGGCGTGCAGTAAACACTTATTTTCGAGGCTTTAATTTATGGCAAACGCACCTTCTACTGTTGATCGCGTTGAATCGGCTGCGAACATCACTCTCACCATCTCTAAGGGTGGCGAAGCAATTACACCCGGTGGAGATAGCGGTTCCGAAGCAACCAGTGATGAAGTTGGAGCTGAAATTCTCAAAGTCCCGATCTCCCGCCTTGACCGGACTAAGGATATTGAGATTTCCGAAATTCGAGAGTCTTCGCTAAAAGCAAACGGTTATTCAGTCACGTCGATCTCGTTCTCCGGTTCAATGATGTTCAAGGGCGAGCGTGTTCGTGGAGAAGATGGATCTCCAACTCACATTGAGGATCTTCTCTTTGACGAGAACGACGTTCCGAACCCGGTTTCCATCACTATTTCCCACGAACTCTCTGGCAAATCCGAGACGTTTCAGGACGTTCTCGTGACGAGCGATGCGTATGAGAGTCAGAACGAGTCTGAAACTGAGACTTCGTTCGACTGGATTGCGATGGACAAGGATACCAGTTACTCGGAATAATAACCAACTAACAACCCCATCGTTGTGGTGGGAGAGCATATAAGGTCTTTAAAGACTTAATTCGGTATCTTTAAGTATTTAGTTACCGTCTATAGAGTGTGTGCGGTCGTGTGCGGGAACGAGCGGCCGTAGTGTTTTACTCTATTGTATATGCTTAGTAATTCAATTCATTGAGGGAGGGTACTGATACCCCGCCTCAATGAATTGAATCACACAACGTTTACATATTCTATTACTATGACTGAAGAATCTGAGAACCCCGGCAGTGACGACGATGTGAATATTTCCCGACTTCGAAATATCGCTACTCAAGGGAAGCTGTATCGAGAGACGCTGGAAGTTACCTACTTCGGCGAAGACCTCGAGCTTCACCTCCAGCCTGTTATCTCTCAGCGATTCCTGCCTATCGCAGCGATGCTTGAGGATAAGATGGACATGGACGCTGATGAAGCGCAGGATCGTCTCGAGAATGAGAAGGAGGATGGAAGCATTGATCCTGCGAACTTCGACGAGGAGTTCGTTGTTATCATGTCGGAGTTGGCTATCCGTGGCATTGACTCTGAGAAGGGTGACGCGGAAGGTGAGACTGAGGAAGGTCTTCGAGAGATTTTCGGTATCTCGGATGAGGAAGACGAGAACATCGGTCTGATCGGTGGGATTGTACTCGAGATCGCCGAACGTGTTCTCTCTATCTCGTCCGACGCGGAGAAGGCAGAATCCTTTCGCAGAGACGGGGGCAGCGAGTAGTATAATCGGGATGCAGTCTGAGATGGGGATTGGTATCGTCGGCGAGGACCAGACCGACATAACCCCATTTCAGCGCCAAGTATTCGAAGCTGAGCAGGCGAGGAAGGCTCGGGCGAAGGAGAAGAAGATGGAGGAGGCCAAAGGTGGTGGCGGTGGACGACCGCGAAACTCTGCCGCTGGTGCTGGTGGACCTACTAAATCGAGATCAGAGACTGTCCGGTACAATAGCGAAGGCGAGAGGGAAGACGACGATACGCTTGAAGTGATCTAATGACTGTTAGTATTGACATTGACTTAGACGCCCTTGGCGCTAAGCAGGAGATCGGACAGCTCAAGCTCATGCTTGAGAGCCTGGACGATGACCTGAATATTGACTTCGATCTCGATGGCGACATTGGGGACACTATTGACAAGCTCAGTGAGGCTATGGACGATCTTTCTGAGTCTTTCAACAGCGACCTCAATGAAACGATCGACCGCCTCGAGAGTCTGGAGTTTGATGATATTAGCGTCAAGCGTGGGTATGGTAATTCCGGTGGCGATACCGGGAGTGATAGCGGAGATCGACATGTCCCTTCCGCTCGGCAGTATTTCTCTGGTGGACCTCTCAATGATGACGATGGGGGACAACCACTTCAGAGATCCCTTCAAAAATTCCATCGGAATATTGAGAGTATTTCAGACTTCAACGGTGTAGCCTCCCGCCTCAATGATTTCGAACGTACTGATCGGTTCAGTAGGATAAACAGTGATGTTCCTAATTGGACTGGTGATTACGACTTTGATTCTTCGTTCGAGGATCGTATAGATAGTTCTATATTTGACTCCTTTGATCGAAGCGAGGAGGAGATTAAATCGAGGATGGGGTATAGCCCTACTGAATCGATGAGTAGGATTAGAGGGACCAGTGATATGGATCTCCTATCTTGGGATGCGGATCAACCGTCCCCACTCTCTGATGAGCTGAGAAAAGTTTGGGGAGAGCCAGAGAATACCGACCCCTTCAACTTCGGAGCTGATATTGGTCTTCCGGGGAAAAACAAGAATGGAAAAGGGTCTTTATCTAATCTTCCGAAAAAGTTCAAGAACATCAGAACCGTCGTTGATGGACTGAGTAATTCAGTCAAACGGTTAATCCCGTCGATGAGTACGTGGATTAACCTCGTCGGTATGGCTGTTCCTGCTCTTGGTGCATTAGCTGTTCAAGCACTTGGAGTTGCATCAGCTATGGGTGCGATAGCTCTGGCTGGTGGAGCTATGATCGGCCTCGGTCTGCTCGGTCACGGAGATACGATGGCTGAGTCCATGCGGAACGCAAAGCAGCAGATTTCCAATCTGAAGCAGAATCTGTTCGAGGAGTTCGAACCTGTTGCTGACATGTTCGCCCCGATACAAGAGGAGTTCTTCAATTTCATCCCGACGCAGATGGATGGGATTACTGGATCTCTGGAGGGTCTTCGGGTTTTCAAAGACGATATTTTCAGCCTATTCCGTGGCGGGACTCAATTTATTTCTGAGTTCATTGATGTTATCACTGAGAATGAATCGATAATCAGCGACCTCACAAAGACGTTCTCGAAGTTGATCGGGCAGAGTATTCTCGATTTCTTCGAGTGGTTACTCCAGTCCACAAGTGAGAATAAGCAAATGCTCATTGAGCTTGGGGGAATCCTCAAGACGGTCGCGAGTGCTATCTATAACGTCTTCATGATGGTTAGCCGTGCGATCATCATGCTCCGTCCGTTCTTCTCGATTCTATCATGGATTGGGAAGCTGATGAACAACTCTCTCATTTCCGGTATGGTTGCGGTTGTCGCAGTCATGTATGTAGTCGCCTCGGCTATTGGAGGTATCATCTCGAGTATGACGGTATTAGCCTCAGTTCTTGGGACTGGACTAATCCCGTTATTCAGTTCGATGTTCACCTACCTCTCGACATATATCTTCCAAACGTTAGCGGCGACTATGGCTAACTACGGTCTTGCTGCATCAATCGCCAACGTCGCTGCTGCTCTTGGAACTCTGTTGGCGATGACTGGAGTCGGACTTCTCCTTGCTGGTGGGGGTCTTGCTCTTGGTAAGATGATGGGGATTGGTGATGTTCCTGGTGGTAAGGGAGCATCTTCCTCTATCGGAAATTGGAGTGGTGGTTCTGGTGGTGGAAAGACCGTGGTCAATGAAGGCGATACGGTGAACGTCGATATTGGAGACTCTGACACCGCTTCTATTGAGAAGTTCGCAGACATGCGTGGAAGTGGTGGTGATAGAGGGCCGATCGGCGGCAGTTACACCAGCGACTGATTCTGTTTTACTTTTTTGTACTTTATGACACAATCTACTGAATTAGAAGATGCTGGACCTAACGACCAATTAGTTTTCAGCGTTGTCGCTAAAGATGAAGATGGTAATAGAGCTTTTTCTGACGGAGATGATTACTATCTAAGATTTTCTCCAGAATTTTATCCAGATAGGTTTAACAAAGTAATGGAGAAAGAGTTGAACCGAGATGGGAACCAATGTCAGGGGGAAGACGTTTCTATCAAAAATCTAAAAAATTCTGATATTCATGCAACTGGTGTATGCTTCGCAAGACAAGTTCCAGTTCTTGAAGAAATGCATGCACATGAAGGGAAGGTAGACCTCTACACACCGATCTCTCCCAACGGCGGCCTCGAAGCGTATGTGAAGAAAATAGAAATTGGAGAGATAAACGGTTGGAATCCACATGAAGGTGAGTGGATGTTTGATTATACTCTCGACTTTGTTTCTACTGGTCGTGATGAATATGGGACGGATGGTCGAAATGACGTAATCACCTCTATGCTGAAATCCAAATGACTTGTGAAAACTCTGCCAACATCAACTTCGAATTTCGGGATAACGATGAGAACACATATCTGAAGATCCGCCCCCGCTCAATGCAGTTTGACAGAACGAGAGGTAAGTTCGATTACTGCGAAGCGGAGTTTTCAGACGAGGTTGCGAATCATCTACGACCAGCTCTCGAGAACGATGATTCTGTCCTACGGCATCCACTTCCAGTGTATATCTTCATTGACGGGGAGGCTATCTACCGACTCCTTTGGGTTCCTGACGGAGTGAGATTCGTCGAGGATGGAGTTCACGTAGAGTTCCACGATCCTCAGAAGGTCCTCACTGAAGGTACGGTAGACTGGAAACGGGAGAGTGTTACTCTCGAGGAGGCGTATGATTATGTCTTCAACCAGCGTGACAAATCTGGTCCGAATTTCTTCAACGGGATAAAATACACTGTCCCTGAGGAAGCGTATGACGAACTTCGTACTACCAGGACTGATGGACCTCTATGGCTTACTGGTGACGATCGAGAAACTGAGGATCTACTCCAAGAGGAAGCATACGAGGAAGAAATCTTAGGCTTTTCAGAGAGCAAGCAGATTGCAAAGCTCGAGGAAGAAAACGTCTACAACATCATCAAAGGACATTACGCGATCGACTTCGATAAGATTTCTCCGTGGGAGTGTATCACGAAGCTGAACGAGAAATTCGGTGTTCGAACATGGGCTGCTCCTGATGGTTATCTCTACGTAGGCGCTCGATCTTCTACTGGAGTACACCACCTTACAGCGCCTGACGATGAGCGTGTGTGGAAGTTGACTGACTATGGAATCACCCCACCTCGAGATCCTGTTGTTCGGTCAGTCGTCCGTGGTGGATGGACTGACGATCCGAGTGAGGGATGGGTTGAGCAGGCTGGTGAGCTTCTGAATCTAAATCGAGGGACGAAAGACTTCCGAGTTGAAGCAGTCGCCTCTCGAGAGATTAGCTCATTCCTCGGTCAGAAGATTACATACGAATATCCAGGCGCTAAGCGGGACGTTCTTGAAAGCCTCGCGAAACAGAAGATGATGGCTAAGCAGCGGGAACAACAGTCTGGATACATTGAGCTTCTTCCAGAGTTCTCTGGATCTGCTGTTTCGAATATCCGCTACGCGGCGATCGGGGATACAATTCAGACGATCCCACCGGATGATGACTCAGACGATGGGTCGGTCTGTGATACGAAGATTCACAACGAAACTTTCGACGTTGTTGGTGTGCAGCATGAATTGACCGACGATGGGAATTGGAATCTGAGGCTGGACGTTACGAAGAAGCTTGATGGAAAGTTAGATCCTGCGAACATCGATACTCAACTTCGCTACTACGACCCCCACGCTAAGGAGTACATTGAGGGGGATAATTACGATAATCTCTCTGACAAGGAAGGAGACGGATTCTTCGCAGGAATGGAGCTTGGATAATACTGATTTATGAAGCATGGAATAGTCACATCTAAAGAGATCAATAGCGACGGTAACGTAATTCTCACAGTTCAATCCAGCCGTGCGGGAGTGACGTGGAAGCCGGTTCCCGTAGCTCAGGATCATCCTGGTGCTATTCAAAACATTGAGGAGGGGTGGCACGTAGCCCTCGCTCAATGTGATGATGGTCTTTGGATCTGCATGGGAGTTATCAATACAGATCCAGACCAGCTTCCAGACTCTCTCGAGAAGAAAGAGCAGTCCATGAAGTTCGATGACGGTACTGAGATTTCTACCCGGTTGAACGACGCTGGTGATTACGACATGACGGTTTCAGCGTCGGGTAAGACGACGATCAAAGCGACTGGAGATGTGGAGATCACGTCAGAAGGGAACGCTCTACTGAATGCTACCGGAGACGTGACGATCGGAGATGCAGCTAACGCGGTGAAGCTTGCGGTGCAGAATCACACTCACGATTACGACGATAGTACGATAAATGACACTGAAGATGGTTCTGGCAGTTCGTCAACTTCTACAAAGACGACTTCACCGCCTAAAGAGGCTGGTACTGCTACTTTAGTTGAATAGGGTACTTAAACCCTTTACCATTAATATTATTAGAGAACTCTTTTTTCATGGTCGATCTTGCCCTCGATAGCGACTTCTCCGTTTTTCTAAACGACAAAAACGGGTTGAGTACAGTAGACGGACGTTCTGAGTTTGAACAATCTGTTCGTGTCATGGTCACTGATTTCATGTACCGATCAGTCATTGGTGACTCTGATCCTGAGGAGATCGAGAACAAGATTCGACTACAAGTTTCGCGCGTAGCTCGTCGTCATGATCGATTGAGCAGTATTTCGAATATTGACGTATCTCCATCTGACGACGATCCTCATACTTACAACGTTCGTATCAATTATAATTCCGATTCTATTTCTGAATTTGAGGTTTCTGAATGACATTTGAAGATGGTATTTATCTAAGCGATACACAAGAACAAGTCCTCGATGCGATGGTTGCTGACGCGAAGGACTACTTTGGGGAAGACCTCAAAGACGACGAACTCGCGACTATCCGTCTTTTCTATGCACCCATCGCAGTACAGTTCGCTGAAGCGCAGGATGATATTGGCCTTGTTCTACAGTCGGCTCAGATTGAGTACGCTCAGAACGAACAACTCGATCTCCTAACCGCGCTTATTGGAGTCAAACGAGATCCTGCTACCACAGCGAGTGGTAGTGTTACGTTCTCTCGATCTGATTCAGCGAGTAAGGATTACACAATCCCAAGTGGGACGACTGTTCAAACTGACTCGAACGATCCTACTAAATATACGACTACCGAAACTGCGATTCTATCTGAAGGCTCTACCAGTGTGTCAGTGCCCATTGAGGCAGCTACTGATGGAGTTAATGGGAACGCTGGTGCCAATACGGTAACAATCCTTCCAAGCCCTCCCGCTGGAGTTGAGAGTGTTACTAACCCTTCCGAAATCGTCGGTGGTACAGACGAGGAAACTGACGAATCACTACGCTCTCGAGCGAAAGAGGAATTGGCTACTGGATCTCGAGCGTCTGCACAAGCTCTGATCTATGGAGCGAAGGCTATTGATGGAGTGAAATCGGTCAGTATCTTCATCAATGATACGAACACAGACAACACTGGCTCTGGAGGTCTTCCCGATCACTCCTTCGAGCTTGTTGTTTTCGGTGGCGATCAACAGGAGATCGGTCAGATGATCCTCGATACGAAGGCCGCTGGAGACACATCGTGGGGAGGATCAAACGGTACAGAAGTGACCGTCAATGCGGATTTACCCAACGGCCAAACACACCAGATTTCGTACTCAGAACCGAACGGAGTTACGATCTACATTGACTTGGATCTGAAGAAGACTGACGAGTTCGAAGGTGTTGATGCAGTTCGGGATTCTATCGTCGAGTACATCGGCGGGATTACTTCCGGTGGCAACGATAACTCCGGGGATATTTACGTTGGAGATGACGTTCTATACGGTCGTGTTGAATACGCTATTCGTGACGTGACTGGAGTCTACGACATTAACACTCTCGAGATCGGCACTTCTGATGATCCAACTGGAACTTCGGATATTTCCATCTCCGATAGCGAAGTTGCTACCACAGACGGCTCTGACAGCTCGGTAATTGGAATCACTACAAATGATGTGAACGTCTAATGGCTGTGGAGATTAGCGATTCTGGAGAGGATATTTTCAAAGGGCTTCCATCGTGGATGCCCGTCTCTGAATCATCGGGGAATTTCAAACTTCTCGATGTTGTTGGACGACAGATCGATAGTCTTGAAGAAGATATTTCAGACGCTGATGATGCAGTCAATGTCCAGACAGCTCAATCCAACGCGCAACTAAAGGAACTTGCAAGACTTGTAGATTTATCTCCAAAATCTGACGAGGGTATTGAGAAGTACCGAAGGCGGATCATCGGCGAGTTTCAGAATACTACTAACGAAGGGGATCTTCCGGGCCTTTTCAAGAACGTTGCTGTTCTTCTCGATATTGAAAATGAAGATGTTGGATACATTGAGCGGCCGGAGAACGGGGATTTTCGTCTCTCAGTTCCCGGCCCTTCTATTGAGTCAGTCGCAATCACAAAAGACGATCTAACTCAGATATTCTCGAAACAGGTTGCAGCGGGTTTCAGTATCGACTTTCAGATTCGTGGAACGTTCACCTACATCACTCCAGAAGATTATCAGAGTGACCTCCACGACGCCTCAATGGGTTATGACGGTCTGGATACTAACGGAGATCCGAAGGACAATGGCGGTACGTATTCTGGATTCTTAAGATAACTACTTTTACTATTTATGGCAAATTATTCTACTAACCTCAAAACTTGGGGTTCGGCTGGTTCGGAGTACCCTGACGGGTACAATTACATCGAAGGAGAACAACCTGTAGACGAATGGGATAACTTCCTCCGGTACAACTCCATTGAGGATGTGAGTCACCTAATCAGTCTTACTAACAAACGAATTGAATCTGAGAAAGGGACATCCCATCCGACGAGTCCTGAGAACGCTCACCTATCGTATCGAACTGACAATGAACGTCTTTCTCATTATGACTCTACCGAAGGGTCTTGGCATGGGCTTCTGAAAGTCGATGGCGACACCCTCCAGGGAGAACTCGACGCTGGTGGTTATCTGATCGGGAACGTGGGGAAGTTGGAACTTAGTGGGAATGTCGATCTCCTTGGGAACGATCTCAATGACACCTCCAGTTCTAACACGATCTACGACTCTGCTTCTGGTCACGTTCCGCTTGCGATCCTCGAGCAGTCGGATGTGACTATCAACGCTGGATCTCATCTTTCTGGAGGGAAGACTGTTTCACTCGGCAGTTCCCTGACCCTCAATGTACAGGACGACTTTCTGTTGAACACTGGGGATTCATTAGAGGGCAACCTCGATATGAACGTCAACGACCTTGTTGATGGGGCGACGACGATTTGGGATTCTGGGAATGGATATATCCCCTCCGCTCAAATTCAAGGACTCGACCCTCACCTTTCTGCTACTGATAATCCACATGGTGTAACTGCCGCTCAAGCTGGTGCAGTTGATCTTGCTGGTGATACCATGACTGGGAACCTCGTTCTCGATGGAGCATCAGTTCAATACAGTACAAGTGGTGCAAGTATAGCGGAGCTTCCTAATTCATCAGGTTCGAGTTTGAACATTCATGATAGATATAATGGTGAATCTATTATGGCATTCAATGAAGGCGGTCCAGTAGAAGTTATTAATACAAATTTCGATGTCCAAAGTGGAGATCTCCAAGTTGGTGGAAATACAATTTCCAAAGGTGTTCCCGCTTCTGGACAAGTTACCTTGAACAGTGGTGCTGCTGTTATCGATACTGAGATTAGTACCATTGATGCTACTTTCAATCTCGCTCTTGGTGTAGACGATCCAGACGCAGACACCAAAATTTCAGGAAGGCTATTTTGGGACGATAGTGTTGGAACATATCACATCGAGGTTGTGGAAACTGACACAAATGTTGGAAACCCCACTGTCAACTATGACGTAATCAGAGTGAGGTAAAATGAGTTTTCTTTCCGCCGGGTTATTCGACACAACTAATATTACCATCACTGCTTCTGTAAACACCGATTCCCCGACGATGGTCTGGTACGAGGATATTGACGGTGATGGGGAACCAGACAACACCACCCAATTCACTCTCCTCAATGGGACGAACAGCTACGATACTGGATCTTTGGAGCTAACTGGAGGCGATCTCTGGTTCGAGGTACATGACGGGAACAGGACTGTAACGGAAGACATCGATATTGAAGATATTAAACTTAATTACTAATGGCACACTCTTACAAAATTATTAGCGCGACGACTGAAGACACGGCTGCTGACTACGTTCCTGACCCCGCACCACCAGCACTTACTGATGTGCTGCCTGACAGGGTTGAGAACAACATCAAAACGAAGTTTAAGCCTGTTTGTGAAAGTCAGGAATCTCCCATGTCTAAATCCATTGACGAGGATGACCTTGAATACGTTGAGGGGAGATACCGCTTTGATGACGGCGATAGTAAGGATACCATCTGTGGCGTGATCGAGAATGAAGTGCTGAACGACGCTGAATGGTACATTGTCAAACACCACGAGTGCGACCACGACAAAGACGAGAACGTTGGGTGTAGTGGCGATACGAAGATTTGTAGTAAGGGCACTGTTCCTGAACGGTTCAAGTAACTATGCCGACGATTGAATGGACTCGAGCAGATCTCCGTAGAGACGAGACTAATAGTGGCTTCACCACCGACGAGCTTCACGGAGAAGACCTTACTCGAGGATACGAAACTGGAAGCCTCAACGACGGTCTGATCGCCTACTATCCGTTTGACAATGACGCTGATGACGGTTCTACGGCTATAGACTCTGCCCAAGACCATCATGGTCAGATCAACGGTGCTGTTCACGATACAGATAGTGTTGTTGGCGACACGTCGATGAGTTTCGACGGGACTGATGATTATATTGATTCAGGGAATAAAAATACTCCTACCCAAGTAACTGTTACATCTTGGGTTTATAGGTCGTCTACAGGAGTTGAGCATAGGGTTGTTGATTTTGGACATGACAGTAGTAATAATTATGGATTCCGTTTCGGCCCCACTAATAATGATTCAGTGAGGTTTGATTTCGGTGATGGATCATCATTTTATCAAAATAGTGGAGGGTCAATCGGGAGTGGACAGTGGAAATTTATTGCAGGAATATATAATTCTAATGGCGATTGGTCTATTTATGTAGATGGTTCAAAAGTTAATAGTGGAAATAGTGGAAATGGATCAATTGCTGATGGAAGCCGACCTTTACGAATTGGATGTGCGTCATATAGTACAACTGATTCTAATTTCGATGGAAAATTGGATGATGTGCGTATCTACAACAGGGCACTCTCCCAACCCGAGATCAAGGCACTCTACTCGCTCACCGCACCGAGCGGTTCGCTCGTAGACGATGATCCAAGAGAGAACTTGGTAAGTCATTGGAAACTCGATGGTACGGCGGTAGACGCCGTAGGCTCTAACGATGGCACTGTCAACGGCGCAACGGCTGTTGATGGCTTCTACAACCAGTGTTACTCGTTCGACGGGACTGATGACGAAATTTCAATTAGTGATGGATTGACAAATTATCCGTTAACTCTATCTTGGTATGCTAATTTCCATAGAAAAAATACTACTAACGAGTTAATTCACATAGGGTTCGATTATAGTAACAATAAAGGTGTCAATATAAAGGACGAGGACGGAAACATAGCAGTTTTAATTGGAGATACATGGAGTATTGGAAGTACCCAGAACATTGATCTCATAATCACCAATGAGTGGCATCATTATACCCTTATTGTAGATAGAAGTGGACAAGCAAGTTTATATAGAGATGCTGATTACATAGTAAGTGGAACTTCTGAAAGTAACTCTGGAATTACATCTACATCTGAAATTTCACCAAACGGAGCTATAGATGGCAAAATTGACGACGTAAGAATCTACGACCGTGCTCTCACTGCGTTCGAGGTACAGCAATTGTACGAATATGGCAAGCGAAAAATTCCGGAAGAAAGTAATCTATGAGAAATTTGGAAATTGAAATCCAAGCGACGGGAAGCGAGACGCCGCGCCGCCCCTTCCCGCTGAACACAGAAATTGAAAACAGAGTTGATAAACAATGAGTCTTGTAGCACATTACCCTTTGCATGAAAGCTCTGGACGAGCTAATGATCTTTCCGGAAATGGAAATCACGGAACAGTAAATGGGGCAACACAAGGGGTTGCTGGCAAAGGGGGACTGACGAGTTATAGTTTTGACGGGAGTGATGATAGAATATCTACTTCAGATAGTTCTGAATTTAGTGGATTAAGCAAGATTACAGTCTCTGTATGGGTGTATGTTAGAAACCCATCTAACACTCAAGGAATTGTTTGTAAAGGAAACGACGTTTCTAATCCGGGTACAAGGGAATGGGTTGTAGAAATACGGAATGGAACAGTTACATTCGGAACAAGTGATGGAAATTCACATGATAGTATTAGTGGTGATATAGGACTTAATGACGGTGAATGGTACCACGTCGGTTGTACTCTTCGTAATGGTGATAGAAGTATCTGGATCAATGGTGAGTTAGATAACTCAGATACCACAACCCTGTACGGGAATAATGAGTCTGGTCGTCTTCAAATAGGCGCTAATACGGACGGAAGTGGGAATGAATGGTTCAACCAAGGTAACATCGCTGACGTTCGTATCTACAACAGAGCGTTAACCCCCAAGGAGATCAAGACCTTGTATGAAAATGGTGGTCAAGGATCTGCCAAACCCAATGGAATCTCCCGCTACAAGCTCGATGGAGACGCGACAGACAGTTGGGGGTCCAACGACGGGACTAACAACGGAGTGAGTTGGGTAGACGGCAAATTTGGGCAAGCAGGTGAGTTTGACGGGAGTAGTAGTTACATTGATATACCGCATCTTCTCACGTCTGAACCACAATCATTCTCTATATCAGGTTGGTTTAAGACCGATATGGCAAATGATGGAAATTATAGAAAAGCTGTTTATCATGGTGGGAGTAATGAATGGCAATTAATAAAATCTCAAACTGGAAAATTTAGATTTTCCGTCAAAGGATCAGATGAAACGTGGTATGACTGTCAGTCCACGACCGTAGCATCTGCTGGAGTTTGGTATTATGTAACGGGAATATATGATGGTTCCAATTTACACATTTATATAAATGGGGAAATGGAAAATACAGATTCTTTTGGAGCGAGTGATATTTACGATACTGCAAACTCTGGGAATGTAACTTCATCCAGTATTGGTTCCCATGATGCTTCATCATCTCAAGTATGGGATGGCCTCATTGACGACGTTCGTATCTACCCAAGAGCCTTAACCTCTACCGAGGTTTCGGCTCTTTACAACGGTTGGCAGGATCTTGCGTCACCCCCTACAGATGGTGTTGCCTACTACCCGCTTGATGGAGATCCTTCAGACAAGTGGGG